AAGGAACTCCCCGAAAATTGAAGGGGTTTGTTGTTATGAAAATACAAGCAATATATGAATGCCTGCATCGTGACATCTGCAGCAAATACGGGATAACCCCGCAACTGCAGGTTTCTAGGGCGCCTCTATACGAGGCGTTATGGAAGAAACTATTAGTCGCCATCGAAGAGATGGGAACCGAGACAGTTTCATCGGTTATTTCGCGTACGCAGGAAACTGCGGCGGAATCGTCGGAGTGTCGCACTGCGATGCTTCATATCGGCCTCAGCTCCGGTAACGTTGTTACCTTAACTGAGATTCCGAACGAGCTAGTAGCTCTGGTGCTCCAATTCTTTAGTCATGGGCTCTCGCCCGTGGTTTTAAGGGATATACGCCAGATATGTTTGTTCACGTATAAGATTAAGTCACATGAAGTCACAAAAGCGCAAATGGATCAAGCCTGTCTTGGCTTTCGTGCTAGAAATAGCACTTGCCAAGGTTTGTCCTCCAGCCACTACCAGCGTCTTGCTGGAAAAGCTGAAGATAAAGGACAAACGCTCAAGCTAGCCCGTCTGCTATGCGGCATTGTAACATGTAACATCGACTGGAGAGAGATTAACCCCTCTCACGGTCCTGGGGCTGTTGCAGATGCTCGCAGATCAGGTGCTAGTAAGTGGAGAACACTGGATGGGGCATGTTGTCGGATAACCGACAAGATGTATCCCATATCAGAGTTCTTCTGTCCATCCCCCTCGTTATACAAACACGAGGAGGCTAGATTTGTAGACCCAGTCTGCAAGTTTAGCGTTGTACCCAAGGACCGTCGCGGCCCGCGCGTCATCTGCACTCAACCCACTGGGTTGATGTGGATTCAGCAAGGGCAGCGGCGTGTTCTTGAACGGTGCATCGAGACCTCAAGTATCCTCAAGACCAATCGGTACCTAGTTACCGACGGTATTGCTACGTCGATTAAGTTCGATAGGCAAGAGAATAATGGTTCGCTAGCTCTCGAATCCTCACGGACTAGAGAGTTTGCTACCATAGATCTCAAGGATGCTAGTGATCTGGTTAGTTGGGGTTTGGTTCGTTTCCTTTTCAATAAGGAGACAGTCAGATTCCTGGCTGCGTCCAGACCAACTCACGTAAAGATACTTAAGGATAAACCGGAGAGATTACACATGTACGCCCCTATGGGGTCAGCCATGTGCTTTCCGATTGAAAGCCTAGTATTCTGGGCATTAGCCACTGCGGCGTGCCTTGTGAGTCGAGGTGTGACATACGAAGAAGTCGTTCGGCACCATGCTGCCAGTAAATGGCTGCAGAATTGCCTGAGCGAGGTATTCGTATTTGGTGATGACATCTTGGTACGCACAGAAGCGTGCCAAGTTGTCTGTGAGCGCCTCAGCGAGCTAGGCTTAGTGCCGAACTTGCAGAAGACGTTTCATAGGGGCTTCTACAGAGAAGCCTGTGGTGTTGATGCATTCCATGGCGAGCGACTCGACGTCGTCCGCCTTCGGAACCTCACCCTCACCAGTATGCCGGAGGCCTACGCGCTTATCGATGTCTCAAAAAGAGCTCGACGCGCAGGCCTGATCCGACTAGCGAACTATCTAGAGACCGAGGTTGAATCCTACTTAGGGTTCAGACTCGCCGCCGGGTTAAACTCCGGCGGAGCTCTCTGGGATCGCGGTTGGACCTACGATGAAGACGGTGCCAGGAAAGCACTGTCTTGGAACCTGCGAAGGAATATTGGTATCCGGTTTAACACCCGGTATCAGTATTTCGAAGCAAGGACCATAATCGCTAGCCCGCTCGCATTCCACGAGCCACAAGACGGTAGGTACCGCCTGTTCCGTGGTCTAACCACGGGTGTTGATGAGCATACCGTTGACTGGTTGAATCCAGACAACACGCAGTATCATCTGGGGTGGGTCAAGGCCTTTTAATAAAGACTTGACCGACCGAAGAACTCTTAATTGAGTTGTTAGAGGCGTAAGCCCTAACCTTCAAGAACCCGTG